GTTCCTGATAAACCAGTGACTTCTACTGTGGCTCCAGCAGTTACTGACTCGTCTCCTAAAGTACCAACCGACGCAGAACCTGAAACTCCTGTTACTGCCGCACCTGCAGTTATTGCATTACCTAAAGCTGATGTACCAGTATTACCTGTAACAGAAGTATTAGACGAAGCTGCTACAGTTTCATCTCCTAATGTGCCTGTTCCTGCAACTCCCGTAAGAGATAAATTAGCCGTACCAGTAACTGTTACACTACCAAGAGTAGACGTAGCACCAACCCCAGTTTCAACAACTAGAGCTTTAGCTATAACTGTTTCGTTACCTAGTGCAGAAGTACCAGTAACACCAGTAACTTCTACTATGGTTACTGCGGGCTGACCCCAAGGTCCATCACCCCAACCAGCACGACCCCAACCTGCCGACATTTAAACTCCTATGCTATTCTTATGATAGCGTTCGAGGCGTCTGCTGTGGGGAATTGTATTGTAAAATCTCCATTTGTTGAAGTTTTGTCTCCACCAAATGCCAATACTGCTACAGCAGGGTCGCCTGAAGCACTATCATTAAATATTAATGCACCATTCGCAGTTATTGTTGCAGAACTAAAAGTTAAATCTGCAAAATCTGTCAAGGCAGTCGTGCCTGATGTTGTGGGTGTTACATTTGTTAATGCTCCACCTTTTGCAGTGTAACCAGTTCCACTAACCTCATTACTTGTTGTATATGCAGTAGTGCTAGCGTCTAATGACGCAGAACTTGTATATAAAGCAAGATTAAATGTATTACCACTCGAATTAGTAAAATTGTGTGTAGCTGTCATCAATTCTTTTTTAAATGAAGTACACATCGCTTGTGTTATTGCCATTACAGCCTCCTTATAATATTAGCCATATCTTTATGACCTTGTTTATCTAATAAACCTGCTACTGTGGCTCTGTCGCTCATAATAGCTTGTTTTAAATATAATAAAACGACTTGTGTCATATTATCTTTAAATGCTTGTGCCTGTGCTTTTACTTCAGGTGTCGCATTATCGCTAATACTAATAAGTCTTTCCATTATTCTCTCTGTCCAGTATTCTGGACTTAAACCTTTATTTTGGGTGGTTTGTACATTTATATCACCCACAGTTGTTTTTACATCTACACTAAACATTCATCGCTCCTGGATTAATTTTTGGTTGGTCGTTTCTAGCTTCATCTCTAACATTTTTATACTCACCTAATAACTTCAATGTAGCAAGAGCTTCTTGAAATTTACTCTCATACAGGGCTATAGTTTGTGGGTCTGATTTCATAAATAATGCTCCTTCTACTAAACTACCAAATAACATAGCATTCGGTGCATTTTCGGATAACCAACTTTGCCCACTATCTCCCAAAGTCGTCAAAGAATTAGGTCTATAGTAGTAATGTAGTTCTACAGTATAATCACTATTTGGTGTAGGTGCTACTATAAATGTACTATCATCGAACTGTGCATAGTAAAGGGGTTTGCCTGTTGAGGCTTGTTGTGGTGTGTAATCTCTAATAAACGAAACTTGTTTTAATAACAGATATGAATAATTATTACTACCGTCTATTAAAGCAAGACTAAAAGTCGATAAATAATCAGTAGGAGTTGATAAATAAGTGTTGTTTTGTGTAAGTGTTCCTTCTACATTTTTACGAAATACAGGTAATTGAACATTTTTGAGTATTCTTTCTTCAGTTGTTTGTATAAAATTATTCAAATTATTAGTGAAAGTTGTTTCATTATTATCTAAATAATCTTGTATCGCTGTTTTTAATGTGCTGTATGTAAATCCTGCCATTATGTAATACTCACTGTTACGCTGCCTAAACCTGTGACAGCTTTTGTGCCCTCTAGTTTACTACCAATAGGGTCACTTTGAAAAGTCATTCCAGCAGCAGCTTGGTTGGTTGTTTTAACTAAACCTAATTGTGTTTGTGGTAAATCAACTTCTGGTCTTGGTTGGTGTAGGGCTTCAGCATCAGCAGTAAGCGGTGGTGGGTCTAACTGTGGATGTTTTGGCTCATAACACTCACGACAAACTTTAGAATTATCCCATGTCATTCTAGCATTAGTATATCTATACCTAAATCCACAAACATCACATATAAAGTATGCGTATTTACCAGAAGCGTAAGACATTAGATATATTGCCTTTTAGGAACTATTTTAAGCGGTGACCTATCTTCATCATACTTAATAGCATTTAATAAGTCTTGTTCATATTGTTGTTTAAGTATAGGTAACTTTTGTGTGTTCTTTTTTAAACATAAGTAATAAGCTAACCCAGAAGTTAAACAAGGTAAAAATCTATTAGGAACATCTATATCTTGGTCTGAAGCGTCTATATCTTCGATAGTTCTCCATACATAGTAAACCAGTTTGTCGGTTGAGTTCTCTGGTGTTGGATAAAGGTGTATTTTTGGTGTTGTTAGCCTTTCTAACCAGTATTGAGTAGGTCTAGCTTCAGTCAATTTATTAGGTATACCCACATATTCATTTCTATCCATTCTACTTAAACTATGGTCTGTTATAACATTATTAACCGTTCTTTCGATATATGCGTCTAAGATATCTATGTCAAAAGAATTAATATTATATTCATTAGTGCCTTTAGTTAGTGTTAATTCAACTTTAGCAACTTCCCACATCTGTATGCCTCTGTTATTCCAGTCAGCAAACATAATGTTTAGAGAACGTCTGGCAGTTACTGCATCATAAGACGTACGAGCTTCCAAACCTGCAAGTTCGTACGCCTCTTCGATTGCGTTAGCTACATTAACTGAAAAAGTTCTTGTACCTGACGTAGCCATATTAGTTATAGTATGCTACAAAAAAGTCACAATTAGCCAATACAACATATGCACCAGTTCCAAACTTCACACCGTCATTCGGTATGTAATGGTCGAAACTCTCATTAGCTGCTGAACCAAATTTAAAATGTATTAACAGTTTAGTGCCTGAAGCACCAGTGCCGTCATAGATTTTAATTTCACCATCAGCTGCACTAGATTGTGCTTGTATCGATTGGATTCTAATAGGTCCTAGATTAGTTGCAGTGCCTGCACCACTACCAATAAAACCTTGAAGTTGTCCAGTTGCAGTCAAAGCCTTAGACGCTTTTACATCTGATGAACTCATCGTGACCTCCTATTATGCGTCAGCAAATGGTGTAACTATAGTGCCTGAGCCTAAAATTATGCCTTCTACTGCGTATTTTGCTGATGCTATAGCGGTTACTTTAACGATACTACCCGCAAGACCACCTTTAGTAGAACCATTCATAGTGATGACATCATTAGATGCACCAGAAATAAATGTTTTACCTGTAGAGTCATCTTTACCAGTATAAAGTCCACCGACAAACTTATCAGTGCCGTCTGTTAAAATATCCATATCTGTAGCTGCAGTTTCTACTACAAAGAAGAAAGAAGCACCTAAATTATTTAATTGATTTGGGTCGCTATTATCTCCAGGGTCAGTAGCAACAATACTTGGTAAAGTAAATTTACCATCAGCGTCATTACATGTTAATATTTTACCTGCGTGTGACTCAACTGATAAAGTAGTATCTGCTGTTAAACTAACAACTACTGCATTACCTGCTGAAATAAATCCCGCCAAAGATTTTACGGGACCTGAGAATGTACTCTTTGCCATATTAAGTCTCCTTAATAAATCTACCGTCTTGGCTTGTCTGCTAGGTCAGTCGATAGATTGTTAATATTACCTAGAATGTCTTCATTCTATATTATCTAAAACAAAAAAGAAAGGGGACCGAAGTCCCCTTAAAAAACAAGTTAGCTTGTTTACGCTCCAGGAGAGCCAAAAATACCTCTCCAATCACTAAAACCAAAACTATAACGTTCTCTAGCTTTATATCTAACATTACCTGTTTCGAAATCACCTTCCATGCTTGTTTGCACTGGTGTTCTAACAAAATGCTTCAATCCGTTAGGAACATCTGTTTTGATAAAGAATGCGTCTGTATCAGTAAGATAGTTGTTAACAACGTAACCTTGTGGGACCATACCCATATTTCTGATTGCGTTAATATCATTATCTGATGTCTGCACACGTCCAGGAGACTCCATAAGTCTATCAGCAACAAATTGTAATGCTGGTGGAATTATGAGTTTAGTTGCTTGTGCGTTGATTTTTAAACCTCTTTCATCTTTGAAATCAGCGATATCTATCAATGATTGCTCTAATGAAGTTTCGTTTAAGTCCGCTGCTGTTGACAATTCATTTCTTAAATCAATGTTGCCTACAGTAGGGTGGTCTGTCGCACACAACTCTTTTCCATCTCCTCCTACAAAGGATGAATTAAAAGCGTTGTTTAAAACATTAGCTGCTTTAACTTGCTTTGTTGTATTCATCGACCTTGCTAAAGCTCTTGTATATCTTGAAGAAAGTGTATCGTAGAGATTATCTTCGATAGCTTCTTCTGTTAATGCAAAAGCCAAGGCTATGGTTTCGTGTGTATATCTTGATGTAAACGATTCCTGTGCAGTATCATAAACAACAGCTGCTCCTTCACCTTTAATAGGTGCTTCGCCAAAACCAGAAAGCATAACTTCTTCTTCAAAAGCTCTTTCAGAACTTTCTGTGTCGAAGATTTCTTCATGTTGGTTTTCGTAGCTGTCGTATTCTAATCCAAAGAGAGCATGTAAGCCAGGAACAAGTTCTTTTACAAGTTGTGCTCTGTTAATTGCCATTATCTACTCCTATACTATACTGCGAAAGTGTTTGTTGGGAACGTGAAATACGCTCTAGCATTAGCACCTATTGAATTACTAGGGTTTAATGCAAAGCCTACACACAATGCCACACCACTTGATGTTGTTGCTGTAACTCCTTCTTTTGACCTGCCAGTAACAGTGCTACCTGCAGTTGTTGAAAGAGTGTACTTATCGCCGATGAAACTTACTGCAGGTGTTCCTGCTGTAAATTGTGCTTCATATACAATTCCAGGGTCATTGTATACTAATGCAATAGCGTCATCAGTTCCTTGTGTTGCGGTTCCGCCTGTCCACACTTTAGAAAACGTAGGTGTACCATCAGTTGCTGTGAAAAATACCCCGTAAAATACGCCTATAGGTGTACCAGTCGCCGTGCCTTGAATTACGTAACCACTAGATAGATTAACAACGTCTCCACTAAATATCGAAGTCGAAGTTCCACTAGCAATCCTCATTCTTGCAGGACGAATAATACCACCATACATATGATACGCAGGGGTAAATCCGTCAGGGGCGTTTGTATTAGCCATTTTTTACTCCTATGTTTATATAGTTATTAATATTAATCGTCGAAATTATTCGTTAGAATTATTCCTACTACCAAATTCAACCTTAGAAGTCCTTTTAATATCACTTTTATTTAAAGGCATTCTAGGGTCACTTTCTCGCATAAGATTCTGGTCAACACCGTCGATTGCAGTCTTTGCCTGCTGCGTAAAATAATCATTTCTTGATTTTGCGGTTTCCTCAGGTACTTTTGCAAGTATTAGTCCTCCAACACCAATTACTCCTTTATTACGTCCGTGGTCAATACTTGGAGCTTCGAAATCAGGATAATCTTCTGCTCTCACAGGTTCGTATCCTTCTCTAATACGTTTAGACATATTAGATTTATCATCTTGCCCTCTAGTAGCTTCACGAATCCACCTGAATTTATATCCAGGAGGTGGGGTGGGTGCATCCAACATGGATGGGGGTGTCCAAGGTTTACTGCGAGTTTGAGAGTCTCGTGTCTCTGCAGACCTAGAGTTTCTGTCTGTTACGACTTCTGGATTTTTGATATCATCTGTCATTTTATACTCCTTCGATATGCTTAGCATATTCTTTTAGTGGGACGCCTAATCTTTTAGCAATAGCTACTTGACTTGGCGTCAATTTTACTTTGCGTGCTCCTTTCTTACCAGCAACTCCAGGAGTTGAGGCAGCAACTTGTTGCACGGGGGTTTGTTGCTCTTGCGAAAACTTTGTAGGAAAATTTGCTTTCATCCTATTATCTACTTCCTTATAGTAATCTTCAGAAGTTGGGTCATACCCTTCCTCCTCTACTAATTGTCTATGAATACCGAAAGCTGCAAAAGTCATAACTGTATCAGTACCAAACCAAGTGTTGTCTTTTGCCCACTCCTCTGCTCTTGGGTCAGGGGCTTGTGGTGCATCAGTCTGTAATTGGACTGGTTCTTGCTCTACAATCTGCTCTTCTTTTTTATCTCTTATTGCTTGCTGTGCTTGTAACCTTTTTAAGTTCTCTGCTTCAGCACTAGCACGAGATAATTTTTCTGTAGCATTTGCTATAGCTTCTGCATCTCCTGCATCCTGAGCCTCTTTTAAATGTATTTTGGCTCTTTCAATATCAGATTGTACTCTACTATCGTACTCTTTGAAAAGGGAAGTGTCTGAATTTTTTAATTTTTCTTTTAATTCAGTATTATTAGAGTTTATAGATTTTGCATAATTTAATGCTTCATCTCTTTGGCGTTCAGCCTCTCTCATCTTGTAAGTTAGTTTATCTATACGTTTTTTAACGCTTTCACTAACTTCATCTAGTTCGTTTTTATGTTCTAACTCAGTTGTTTGAACTTCTTCTTCTACAACAGCTTCTTCTGTTGTTTCTTGTTCTTCATCTGGTAAAACTAATTCTATATTTTCAGCTTGATTATTATCTTGCATAATTTCTCCTGTTAATTATGATATTATTGCTTCTGGGTCGTCAACAACTGCAAGTATTTCATCATCATTTAGAAGTCGCATATCGCCACCTTCTATCTGAAAACGTGCACCTGCATATCTGCCGAAGATTACCCAATCACCTTTTTTACACCATGCTCCTTCAGGAAACTTAATAGTGTCCGCATAGGCATCAGGTCCAAGTGCAACTACATGACCTACTACAGTGGACAAACGTTCTTTATCGATTGTTTGTTTTGCTATATGTATGCCACCCTTAGTTACGCTTTTTTGTGCAAAAGGTAAAATTAAGATACGATACCCCGTAGGACGTGGTAACTTATCTGCATGAGATTCGTAGTTTTCTGGTGTGATTTCGTTTTCAGATATTTCTTCTTTTAACTTATCACTACCAAAATTATCTACCCGACTTGGAATAACCTTGTTATTCATTGTGCATCCTCCATATTAGAATGAA